GAGTGAGGAGTGGCACTTTGAGTATATACCAGAGAAAGCTAAAAAAGGACCATATGGAGCTATGAGCGGCAAAGGTGGAGCAAATAAATTTTATTCTGATATCGGTTTAGCTGATGGAATGTTTCCATATTAATATATAAACTATGCCATATAATTTCGAAGCAACATTTGTGCAACCTCTATTAACTAAACTTGATAATGGACTTATCAAAGGGTCAGAGGATTGGGCAAATGCAATCACTAAGGCTTATATTACAACCATCAAAACAGGATTACCACAAGGAACACCTCCAACACTACCAGCACCAGGATTAAATCCAACTGCACCACCACCATACCCATTAGGAGTTTCTGGTTTTACTACAGCAGACACTAGGAGTAAACAAATGTATACTTTAATACACGCTTATTTTTATGCTAAAGAGTTATCACTAGATAAAGGTAGTATCGAAGGTTTAATACAAACTGTAAAGCAGCTTATACAGAAGTTAAAAGCAAGAACAGAGCAAGTAAAGTCCTTAATTGAACAAGCTAATAATATACGAAAGGAATTAGCACAACTACCACAAACCATTAAAGAAATTCTAGAAGATTTAAAAGAAGAGATTAAACAAAGGTTTAATGACTTAAAATCAACCATCGATACTTTAATGAATATGAAAATTGAAATGGGTGAGGTTGATTTTAATAGAGTGTTTGCAGAAGAGTTGCAGATTATTGACACACTTAAAAATTTTGATCTCACTAACATTAGTGGAGTAAGAAGTTTGGTATTATTTTTGTCAGAGTATGGAAAAAGAACAAATACAACCTTAGCTGCTATTAGTGATACTGATTTGTTTAAAAAATACATTAGAGATAAATTAAAAGTTGTTGTAGAAGAGTTTGTGCAGTTAGCAAAAGGTGCAGTAGATCCTACTTTGATTTTAGCTTTTATGAGTCAACTAGCTTCAGATAGAGCAAGGTTGGAAAAAGTATTCACAAAGATTAAAAAGTTGGATGTGTTTGTTAGATTCTTAAAACCAAAGCTTACTGCTTTAGAAAAAAGAAAAGATCAAAAGATCAAAGAAATAAAAGAAAAAATACAAAAAAAGATTGTAGATCAGCAAAAGAAATTGCAAGAGAAGATAGATGAATATGTTGCAAAAAAGAAGAGTAGTAAGGCAATATCATTATACAAAGATGCTAGTAAGACTGTAAATGATTACAAAAAGAAATATGCTGATAAAGCTGAGAAAATAAAAACTACAATTAAAACTTATAAAGATCTAGCAAAAGATGCTATTACTATATATGGAAAGTCTTTAGCAATAATCGACGAAGTGTCTAAGGAATTTGATATGATAAAACTAGAGATTGAGAAGATTAAAAAGCTACCAAAAACCTATATAGATTTAGCAAATCAGGGAATAAATCAACTGACGGGTAGTGTGAATCAAATTGCAAATATTCCACAAATTGATATACGAGACTTATCTCCAGAAGATTTGCAAAAGGAGTTGGTTAAATTAAAACAATACTTTGAGGGTATGGGATTGACTCAGTTTGGTAATTTAGGAGCTTTAATAATGACGCAAACAAAATGCGATTTAACTACATTTAAAATGCTTTTTGAAAAATACTACCCCGATAGATATAAGCAATTAACAACCGAGTTAGTATCTTTACAGCACGATGTAGAAAACTTGGTTAATAAGGTTCAAAGCCTCCGTGATAGTAAAAAGAAAAAATACAAAAGATTAGATCTAAATAAATCAGCAACTGGGAAGTTTTTTGCAAATCGTGTGAAATCATTAAAAGATGTGTTTTCGTGGATTACTAAGAAAATGCAACCAACCATTAAAAGAATAACGGATTGGATTAATAAAAAAATAAAACAATTACAGGTTTATGTTAAGACTGTTGTGCAAAAAGGAGCAGAAGATGTTAAGGTGTATGCTCTTAATTTGGTACCACTTAAAAGCGATGTTCAAGATAATAAGGATAAGGTAGCTCGTGCTAAGGCAAAAGAACAAGCAATCAAGCATAAGATAGTGCAGATCAAGGATACGTTAGAGAAAATAAAATATGTCAGAAAATTTATAAGAGGTTCTGGTAGATTAGTTAATAGTGTAGGTGTTCAGGGTAATTACAAGTTTTCAGAGAACGAACAATATATTAATGAAATATTAGATGGTCGTTATGGTCTTGAAAAAAAGCTCCATCCATCACGAGCTGATGAGATAGAAAAAGAAAAGCTTAAAATTAAAGGTCATTTCAAGTCATTATTAATAGTTGAATTATTAGCTTATGGATTGCTTGAGACTATAAAAGAAGCTAGAGAGACTGATTTTATGAAGGAGTTTGAGTTAATATTAAGTGAAATGGAAGATAGGATTCCAGGTAAGGAGACTTTGGAAAAAATAAAAAATGTTATTAATGATCCACCTAAAGATCCTAGACAATTAAATGCAACTGCAGAGTATTTGGGCTCAGGTATTTTAGATGATGTGAGTGTTTCTACGACTTTAGCTAACTTAGAAAAAAAATACCTAAGTAAAAGTCGGGAGATAATAAAGACTGTGTGCGATATAAAAGAGTTAGATGATACTAATTTCAAGGCAACGCTTACAACTATTAAGAAAACATTAGATAAAAATCAATCATTTATTGCACTTGGTATGAGGTATTTAAGAAAGGAATTTAAAAAGTTTATAATCTTTATTAAGCAGCAGATTAATAATTTTCTAAAACCTATACAAAAAAAGTTAGAAATAAAGCTCAAAAAGGTAGAGGATTATGCAAAGAAAGAGTTGGATAAGATAAAAGAAAAGACTGTTAATGTAGATGCAGCTATCATGTCCTTTACTTTTGGCTTAGCGGCTAGATCATTTTGGACTGGAGCTCAATGGACTGGTCCAACCGGCACTAATCATATAGCACTCAACTTGGGAGTATTTACCCCAATTAAAGCTAGATCTATTGATGGAGCCTCTGTCATGATTCGTGAGATGGCTCGAGGATTTGAAGCTCAACTAATGCAATTACAAGGTTTGGTGATTCCACCAGCAAATACTGGAATAGTACCAATACCTTTTAATGGCTACAAATAAAAAACTAACTATTTATATAAAAATATAACATGAAAGGATCTGAATTTATAACCCTTATGCGTAAAGTAATACGCGAAGAGGTTAGAGCTGTCGTAAAAGAAGAGCTTAAAGCATTCAAACCCGTTATTGTAGAAAACAAAACGGTTACAAGGCATCAAGCGCCAACAGCAAAAGAAATAACACACATGCCACAACTACCCAAACCTTCAAAAAAAGCTCCAGTAGTGACGATGGATGGTATGTTAGGTGAATTGTTAAACGAAACAGCACAAAGTATGTATAACGATCCAAACTGGTCAGATGAGCAGCAAGAATGGCCAGATATGAATAATGGACCAGTAACAATGAACAATATGCCAGGAGCTATGGGTACGAGAATACATCAGACGCAAATGGCTTCACCAAACTTTTCTGGAGATCCAACAGCTGCGTTTATGAAAGATTACTCACAAATATTAAAGCAAGCTAACGCTATAGCAGACGGTAATAGAGGATAATGGCAGTAGAAATAAGAATACATCCGCTTGATTTTGAACCAGACGTAGCCATTGGTATTGATCTACCTATGATGGCTGGTACAGGTGCTGCGTTTAAACTAAATTACACAACACTAGATCAAGCAGTTGCTAATGCTAAAAACTTATTACTAACAAATAGAGGTGAAAGAATTATGCAACCTGATTTTGGTTGCGATTTGCGTAATACCTTATTTGAGAATATAACAGAGGATATTATCACTAAGTTAGAAGACCGTATTAAAAGTAATTTTGATTATTGGCTTCCTTACATATTTATTAATGAGTTATCAATTGTTCCTAGTGAAGATCAAAATCGTATTTACGTATCTTTAACTATTAGTTTGGAAGGTAATGAGTTCGATACAAGATCGATTCAATTAGAAATGATTAATGAACAATAAAGCATATAATGGCCAATATAATAAAAAATACATCAAAGGATATTAAATACTACGGTAGAGATTTTGACTCTTTGAAGAAGGGTCTAATTGACTTTGCTAGAACATATTATCCAAATACCTATAATGATTTTAACGAAGCATCACCAGGTATGATGTTTGTTGAAATGGCTGCTTATGTTGGGGATGTTCTCAACTACTATATAGATTCACAATTTAAAGAAGGTATGTTGCTTCATGCAACTGAGACTCGTAGTGTAATGTCAATTGCAGCTGCGATGGGATACAAACCAAAAATTAGTGTTCCATCAATTGTTGATTTAGATGTATTTCAATTATTACCAGCATTAGGAACTGGAACATCAGTAGTACCCGATACGACATATGCCATTAAAATAGAGCCAGGAATGAGGGTTAGAAGTTCAGTAGGTGCTATCGAGTTTATGGTTCAAAATAAGGTTGATTTTTCAATTAACAACGCTTTTGATCCAACAACGATCTCAATATATAGTATTGATGGAACAGGAGCACCTAACTACTATTTAGCAAAAAAGACCGTTAAAGCAATTTCTGCAGAACCAAAAACAATGACTGTGCAAGTTGATTTAGTAACTAAATTTTTTAAATTTCAAGTACAAGACACCAATCTAATAGCAATTGATTCTATTATTGATGCAGATGGTAATAGTTGGTCTGAAGTACCTTACTTAGCTCAAGATACTATTTTTGAAAGAGTAGAAAACACAGCATTAAATGATCCAGATGCTGCGGTTTATAGTACTAATACACCATACCTTTTAAAATTAAAAAGAGTACCAAAAAGGTTTATTACTCGAGTAACTGAGTTTGGAATCGAGGTGCAATTTGGATCTGGTGTAAGTTCTTACGCAGATGAGGAATTGTTAGCAACACCCGAAAATATAGGTTTAGCTTTGCCAACTGGTAAAGACGACATTGACGCATCAATAGATCCTGCAGCTCCGGTATTTACTCAAGCTTATGGAGTTGCTCCATCAAACACGACACTAACTGTAACCTATCTAGTAGGTGGAGGAGTTTCTTCAAATGTACCAAGTAATACGATTACAGATATTATTGGTATCACTACGTCAGGAACAAACTTACCAGCTGGAAATAGTACGTTAAACAATACTATATTAAATTCAATAGCAGTTAATAATGTAGTCGCAGCTGGAGGTGGTAGAAGTGCTGAGACCTTAGATGAGGTTAGACAAAACGCATTGGCACAACTAACATCCCAAAACCGTGCTGTAACAAGAGAAGATTATATTATTAGAGCCTATGCAATGCCAAACATATATGGTAGTGTAGCTAAGGTTTATATAACACCAGATGAGCAAAATAATATCCAAAGTTCGGAAGTAGCAGATACTGTTTCAAATCCAATGGCTCTGAATATGTACATGCTTGGGTATGATGTTAATAAAAATTTAACAACAGTTAACAGAGCAATTAAAGAAAATTTAAAAACATACTTAGGTCAATATAGAATGCTCACTGATAGTATAAACTTTAGAAACGCTTATATTATTAATATTGGGATTGATTTTGATATTATTCCATTACCAAACTTTAATGCTAATGAAGTGTTGTTGGGTTGTGTAGAAAAGATTAAAGATTTCTTTAGTATAGACAGATGGCAAATCAATGAACCAATCATATATAGTGACATTTTTAATGTGCTTTTAAAAGTTGCTGGTGTACAAACGGTAACAAACATTAAAGTAAAAAACTTGAATGACGAATTAAGTGGTTATAGTAATATAGTTTATAGTATAGAGGAGGCAACTCGTGGTGGGATTATATATCCAAGCCTAGATCCAGCTATTTTTGAAATTAAGTATCCAAATAACGATATAAAAGGACGCATAGTAACATTCTAATTATGATATTAAGATTTTATCCAACAAAAGACGCAACCATATATGAGCAGTACGCTGAAAGGAATACTGGGTTGGATGCTATGCTCGAAGTTAATAAAACAATTGTTGGTACAGGAAGTTATAATTCCAGAATTCTATTAAACTTCGATTACCCAGCAATCTCTGCTAGTATTGTTAATCTTGGCTATAATCCAAATCTTTTCAGATACAACTTAAAAATGTATGTGGCAGAAGCTAATGAAATACCAGCTGATTATAGCTTATATTGCTATCCCCTAAGTGATAGTTTTAATATGGGAGTAGGTCGTTTTGGTAATTTTCCAGAAACAACAGATGGGGTAAGTTGGACTTATAGAAACACGAGTAATGATTTATCAACAGCTTGGAAAACTGGATCGTATGGCGCTAATATAACAGCGTCATGGACTACGGTTAAAGGTGGTGGAACATGGTACACATCAAGCGTAGCTTCACAATCATATAGCTATACTACATCCGATTTGGATATGGATATTACAACTATTGTACGTGGTATTCAATCAGGTTCTTTTACATTTAATGGATTAATCTTAAAAAAGAGTGATGCTGATGAAGCTTCATCAACAACCTTTACAAGCTTAAAATTCTTTAGTAAAGATACGCACACAGTTTATTTGCCAGTAATTGAAGCAAAGTATGATGATAGTGTTAATACAAATACATTACCACTTATTGATGTCACACAAGATATCAATTTAATCTCAGTGAATTTAAAATCTAGTTATAGTGAAAAATCAACTCCATTAATTAGATTGTCAGCAAGATATAAGTATCCAGTAGATACATGGGCAACCTCATCAGGATATTTAGATAGATATAGATTACCTCAAGGTACACAGTATGCTATATATAGTGCTCATAGCGATGATGTTATAACTGATTTTAGCGATTACACTAAGCTTAGTAACGATGCAACTAGCAACTATATAAAACTGTATTTAGACAGCTTTCAACCTGAAAGGTATTACAGACTCATTTTAAAGATTCCAAATTCAGGATCTACATCTTACCAAGTCTACGATGAAAAGTTGATTTTTAAAGTTACTAGAGGTTAATGAGATTTCCAGATGGTACATTAATAGGAGATTTAAACGATAACTTTTCGGCTAAAACGTCACAAAGCATTTCGTTTATAGACTTGTCAACAACTGATGAGAATCAAACTACGTACGATTTACTTCCAGTCATCATAAACAGACCACCAGAGATTGTAAGACCAATTACCGAAGCATCACAACCAACAATAAAACCATATGAAGTAGCAGATGCAACTGGTGATTCAATGTATCTCTTTCCAGATGGTACTGTGAAAATAAACTTAGGAGCTAGTCTCACTCTTAACATAGATGCTCAACAACCATCTGTACTTAACATTGAAAATGGTATACCAAAAATAATACCATCAAAAGTAGCATTAATCTATAAGTGGAAAAAGGATGGTGAAATGGTAACCACAGGTGATATTGTTGATACTCTATATTCGTCAATAACTATTAATCAAGGTAGTTTAATTTTTGAAAATATTCAACCATTTCATGCAGGAACTTATACTTGTGAGATAACTAACGATATTGGAACAACAACATCAGAACCAATAACAATAGAGGTTTTAAATTTGGACTTTGACGCTTTTTTTTATAGAAACCTAGTTAAAAATCCATATGGTGTAGATGGTACTACGGATTGGGAGGCCTCTAATAGTGAATTAACAGTTAGAGCTTTTAGTAAAAATCCATCAGAAGACTTTATTCAACCTCATCGAGTAGATAGGTTTGGATATACTATTGATATGCTACATCCAAGACCTTATCAAATAGATGCTGGTGTAATATCAAAATTTGATATGACTAAAGATTTGCTACAAAACAATGCAAGTTATTTTACTCGTACAAAATACAAGTTTGAGTCAAAAGGTGGATCGCATGTAGTTAAAGCTTATCAAGATATTGATTTAACAGATATTGAATGGTTAATTAGAGGTGGTGTTTTTGGTGTAGAGGGTGTAAGAGCCATGTTTAGTTGTTATATTGGAAATGGTATTACAAGTTTTGTACCAGTTCAAGAGTTAATAGATCCATCAGTTCGAACAAGATCAACAAATTACGTGCAGAACAAATCTCGTCTAAGCCTTGAAAATTTTTTAAACTCAGGACCTGCTTCCGGAGTTAACGAGACAGCATACGTTACTGTAGAAGAGTATGATAACGAAACTAGATTGTCAAGTAAACTATTGCAAAGTGATGGTTCTGTAATTGATTATCTTGATCGTATTGTATTAACAGATCCATGGCAAAAAAGGATGTGGAAATATAGCGGTCAAAAATATTATACAAACGATAAATACGGATTGGGTGAATTATCGTCAGGTGATGGTCGTGATCAGATTTTATTTGCAGCAGACGAGTTGTATCCAGATCAAAAACGTAGATATGCTTATGGTCAATACGGTGAGTTTAATAAAGTAGTTTTTGATAGACTTAATCCAAGCACAACAAAGGTTCGTATTGCTATAAATTTTGAAACAACAGATTGGCGTATATTTGAGCAGTGGAAAGAAGCAATGGATGCTTCAGATGAGGTTAGAGAATTTGTGGGATGGGAAACTCCATTTGGTAAGCATAAATTTACAAAACCACCTACAACTAGTTGGAAAGAATCAATTATACGAACAATTCTCGAACAAGCTGCACTAAGATCATCATCTTTTAGTGAAGCAGTTCCATCAGCAAACGAACCACGAGGAATGGTAACAGCATTAAACTTTTCACTAATACCAATACTAACACAACAGAAAGATACTACAAAATATTATACAGATTCCTCACTAGCTATTAACACATCTCCAACATCAAGTGTACCTTCTGGGTTGGGTGTTGGTAGAGGTTATGATCCCTATGGAGTATTCCAAAAAAAATGGATAATGACTTTAAAGCATTATTCAGATCCAGTACCAAAAATTAATAATTTGAATATTATAGAGGTAGTGGATATGATATCTATTCAGCTAGACGAAACTAGAGGTTTAAGAATTGGGAATAAAATAGTTGATGTGACTAGAGTAGGAATAGACCCAATATCCGTATTACCATTTGAAAAAGGTACAGCTATCTCTTTAGAGGGTTTTAATAAAACATTAACAAAGACATCAATTAATAGTACGGATGTTGATACACAAACAAAATGGTATGCTTTTAGTCAAGCAACTCGGTTTGCACTAATTCCAGAAATAAGTTGGATGAGAGAGAATAAACAGGTGTCTAAAGATTATAAGCAATCTACGTACACTGAATATTTATCAACACTTGTTATGATGGGTATGACAGCTCCTAATAGCGGTACAAGACTTCCAGATCCTAACAAAGATGTAGAAGCTCAATGGAATAGAAAGATTAGGTTATTGTTGCATTATAGTGTGGCTGGTGCAGATATTACTCCTACCGTAATGCCTCCGTTTAAGGTACCAAATAGCGTAGCTATTACTGGGACTGCTATAGTACCAGCAAACTTGAGTACGAACCTAATAGACAACGGAATTAGTGATGGTTTTGTCAATGCTATCGCAAATACTAGCAACTCTATCTGGACTGAGCGTGACTATAACAAAATCAATACATTACCACCAAGAGATGGAATTACATCCGAGCAAATACAAAGGGATTTGTCATCCCAAAAGCTACAAAGTTATTATCTAGATATAGACTTTTCACAAGTTAGAGCAGCAAATGATGGAAATAGTACTGTTCGTTTATGGAGAACTGCAGATATGCTAGGCAGTGGTTCAGGTGAGGTGTTTTTGAGTCACAGCATCGATCCTTATGGATTGTTGGATTGTGAAATTCCACAATCGTTTGTTACAACACCGGTAGCGCAAGCAGGAATGGGTTATTCAGCCGCTATAGTTACAAACGCTTACAAATATACTCAAACAATTCCAGATGCACTAGACACATTATATAAAAACGTTGGGGCATATATTAAAGATGGTAATTTAAGAGGCAACACATACTATACATCTACTGTAAATGAAATATTTAAACCAATAGAAGATGAGTTATCAAAAATCTCCGGAATTGTTAATATAACAGCTTTAAGAGCATTTTCAGCTTCTTTAAGTGCATTTGCCTACAATCCAAAACTACCACAACCACAAAATAAAACTTTTAAATACATAAAAGCTACTTGGTCAATTGACGCAACAAATCCAGAATTTGATCGTAGAGTTTTATTTCAGGAGATTACAGGCAGTATTTCAAGACCACCACAATTATATGGCTTTAGATCTACTCAAAAATCATGGGAAAGACCATCTTTAGTTGGTGTAGAATCAGTTGACCCTGCAACGTATAATGATGGCTTTGTTACTCCGACATTTGGTATAGATAAATTTGAAAACGAGTATTCAATATACTATGGCGGTATTCAAGATACGGTAGCTGGAACCTATAAGTCCATAATACCAACTGGTTCAAACCCATAATTATTATTTAGCGATATTTAATTATAGATGATGCGTAATATACGAATAGGAACATATGGTGAAGAAAATGCTATAAGAGCGGGTGGCTTTTCGCTAATGCCAACAAACCCAAGTCCTCCATATATTATATCACAACTAACACAAAACTTTCAACAAAATACGTGGATAGAAAATGTAGTTGATTATGTTCCAAAACTACAACAAATTGAGATCCAATACGATACAGTTAGTATGCTGCTAGGCACTGAGTTTAGTATTGCTGTACTAGCAACCGATCCATCTAACGTAAACAATCCTTCAGATCCATACCAATTATCATATCGTTGGAAAAAGAACGATAGCCAAATATATCAATTAAATTCACTAAATGGTGGAATTGGTGTTTCGGCTTTATTGATTGACTCTACTTCATCTGTCCCAAGTGTTTCCGGTGAGTATATTTGTGAAGTGTCAAATACATATGGTTCAATTGAAACACAACCAATTACTATCAATGTGCATGATCCATATAAGCACCCAAAATTGTATAAAAATTTAATACTTAATGGAGATGCAGAAGGAGGTCTTAGTGGGTGGCAAAGCGCGCCAGAAATTGGTACAACACCGTTTTTAAATGATGTTTCAATTACTAAAAATTTTGGTAGTTTTAGATTAAGTGGGTTTATAACTTTTAAAGAGGATGAAGGTGATACAGATAAAATGGTACAGAATTTTAGATTTAGTACAGCTTCTCATTATGGGTCTTTTTTTAATTTTTTTAATAAGCGACTAAACGCAGATCCTACCTTCAAAGATATTAATATTATATCAAAGCCTGAGACAGTATTGAGTGAGGATGAAATATGGATGACTAGCAATATACCACAAATAGTTTTAAATGAGGATTATAATAAAAGCCAATATGCAGGATTTTTTCCAGGATTAGCTTGGATGGATCAATATAATAAAAATGGTAAAGTAGTCGGTTTGTATGGGGATTCAAAAGGACATGCAATGTTATATTTTTCACGAAATAAAATAAAATTTACAAAATTTGGCGGTACTAAGACAGTAGCAATGAGTCAAACTATCGATGTTTCAGACGCAGCTGATTTTATTGATGGGTCTGTATATGGAGTAAAATATACAACATCTCAATTTTTTGCATACGTTGGTGCTGGTATAACTGACTATAAGATTAGAGTACAAACTAACGATGGTGAAAAAACTTTTAATTATTATATAGGTGATTCTGAGCAGGTTTATGATAAGATAATGAAGGATGATCACTGGCCATCTAAAAAAAATCCAAACTTTCCAGATGCGTTTGGAACAGGTGCTAACAAATACAGAGTATTACCAAATACAGCTATCGAAATTATACCAATTGTTAATGATAGGACAACTATTACGTTAAACTATATTGATGATGTTGGTAGAGTCTTAAAAACAGAGATAATAAATGGTCCGGATGCTAGTGATGTTTGGGCAATTAAAGAGAAGGTGTTTTTTCCAATAACTCTTTATTCAATATTTGAGTTTTTAATACCGGCAACGAGTGGTAATGATATAACTGTGTTTGGACAAAAATACACAAACACAAAAGCTTTACAAGGATTCTTTGGTGAAACCTCACTATTATCAAAAAGGGTTGAAAATAGCACAACAGTTGATGCAATAGTAAACTCCCAGATAACGGATAAAGCAGCAAAATTCCTTATAAACAAGTACAACTTTGCTGCATACGAAGCTGCATATCCAGGAAACCTTTGGTGGATGGATGAAAAGAAAAAATATAAAGCATTAAATGATCATGGAGCAGCTGCAATGTTTGGAGTGGGTAAAAACATTATAGTACCTACAAAAACAAGATCAGTAAACGTTGTGGTAGAATTTAATCATAATTCAGAAGCACTTAATGATCCAAATCCAGAGTTAAAGGGATGGTCGTTTCAGGAAATCTATTCTGATGAGTATGGAAATATTACCAATGTCAGTAAACGTTTGGTTGAATATGGAGTTCCTCGTTGTGGTATAACTAAAATGAAATTTTTACTAGCAGTTAATGATATTGATATAAACGATAAGTTTGCTAGTTTTACAATGCCACCAACATCAGCTACCGTATTAGGCATGCAAAAAGCTAGATACACAAGACCAGATGAATTTAATACAGCTGATGCTACAGACTTTCAATACAAGCTAGTTATGCCAGAAGTAATGCCAGAACCACCTAAAACAGATGATTTATTTATAATGTCCGCTAATCTAAACTCATACATACAAAGGTTGAGTGAGATAGAGCAAGCGCAAAAAGAACTAGAAATAGATATTATGTCAGATGTGGAGGATTCTGAAGTATCTTTATCAGATGATATAAAAAATGTAGAGGATGCAGCTGAAGCAAATGGAGATTTTGATGATGCAAATCAAATACGACCATGGTCAGATGGTCAATAAACTAGATTGATCATATTTATATTAAAATAAGTGGCTAATCTAAGAATTGTAGACTTGAGAGCGTTGGATATATCAGCTGAACAACAGTTGACACGACCACAATCCGTATCACCAGCTGTGGTAATAGACAGAACAGCTTTATCTAGAACAGTAATTTATGATGAGTTGGATTTACAACAAAGTTCAGTACGGAGAGAAACTTCAACACAGACAGCACAAAACCCAATCCAACAGGAGTTAAGAGTAAAACCTTTTGCCTCATACCAAAGCTCCATCAGCAATTATCCAAACGACGTAGTTAGGTTAGATATATACAATGCAGTTGATCAATATCTAGAAACTGATTATAGAGTCGCTTCCTTTACAAAAAATGGAATGGAGGTTACCTTAGATCCAGAAACGGATTTAAGTAACTTAAACTATATATCAGGTCGTTATAGAGTAGATTATAAGTTTCATAGAAATATTTTAGGGTCTGGTGACGGTCATAAGTTACAAGTACAAGAAATTAGCGCAGATGGTTTAGAGGTGCGAGTAATTCCGGTCTTATCGTCAACAATAACTAATGTTGATTTTATAAGTTTTTTTGAGAGTGCTTTATTCACTATACCAAAAGCTCAAGTCTTACCAAATTTAAACTTATTCAAAGATGCAAATACATCAGTTCGTGTGTTTGATTATGTGCAGGATAAGTTTACTTTTTCGCTTACACCTTATAGCATTATCTTTAAGCTAAGTTCACCAATACCAAGTGATATTATTATTGGAGACTTTATATGGATAGCTCAGCAAGTTAGTGAAAACTTTTCTGATAATATTACAATCGTACCTCCAAAAGTACGTTCAACAAAAATCAAAATTGCTGGACCTAATTGGGATGTAATAAACAAAGATACAACTAGTACATCAACTCAATACAAAGATTGGGATGACTTACTTACGACAAACACACAAACATCAAATAATATTGTTAATAGCTTACTAAGCAGTTCAGCATTAGAAGGTATACAACTCAATATAGATTATCGAAACTTTGAAAATCATATACAATTTGGATCAGCGACAGAACGTCTGCTGAACTTCAAATATAAAATGCAGTTGGTTGAATCTTATGATGCAAGAATAAATGCGCTTACTACTGATCTTAACGGATTGCCAAGTAGTAGTGTTTCAAGTAGTTTGTATTTTCAGAGTAATGTACAAGATTCAAGAAATAAAAAAACAGCTTTATTAGGTTCTTTTGATGGTTATGAAAAATATTTGTATTATGAATCTTCTAGCTACCAAACAAGTAGTTATGGTGAATTCTACCCATCAACATGGCCAAAAAGCAACTCATCAAAACCATACACAAACTACGCAGTTAACTCAACTCAAGTAGAAGATTGGTTTGATGGCATTTATTCCTCAGCTAGTTTATTTGATCAAAATAACGATAAAGCCTTATATAAATTAGTTCCTGCACATATCCTAGAAGATAGCGCAAACGAAGAGTATACGCTATTCTCTCATATGATTGGTCATTATTATGACTTAATGTATAGCTATATTAAGCAAATGACTAAGACCTATAATAGAGACGAGTCTTTGTTAGAGGGTTTCAGTAAGGAGTTAGTTTATCATGTGTCTAAAAATTTAGGTGTTGATTTTGAAAATGGAAATAATTTAGAAGAGTTATGGAGTTATGCTTTAGGTGCAGATGCATCTGGATCTCTTTCATCGACTTACGGAATAAGCAATGAAGATAAGACAAAAGAAGTTTGGAAGCGTATTGTTAACAACTTACCATACCTACTAAAAACAAGGGGTACTGAGAGAGGTGTTAGAGCGTTAATTAACTGTTTTGGTATTCCGCAAACTATACTAAGAATTAGAGAGTACGGTGGTGCTGAACCAGATTTTGATACAAAAACGGATTTACAATATGAGCGATTCAACTACTCGACCGTAGTAGGTTACAACGGAAGAACAACAGGAACCAATGCTGCACAATCAATAAACATACCCTTTCAAGCATTGGCAAACTATAATAGTTTAAGACCAATGACTATCGAGGTTCGAGCTAAAATGGCAAAAAACCAAACTAAAGAGCAAAGGTTGTTAGAGACTGGAGGACCAACTAGTCAATGGTTAATAAAAGCTTTTAAAAGTGGTAGTGGTGATTATTTAGGATTCTTTCTGAGTGGTAGTGCTGGTTATGCAACCTCAAGTGTTAGTTGTTCTATATATGATGGCGCATGGCATCATATAGCTTTGCGTAGAGAAGTTCTCACAGACTTATCAGGCTCAGACCAAACTTACACATTAATAGTTAAAAAAACAAACTATCAAAAGGTAGTAGGAACTTATACATCTTCTTTGTTCATAAACGGAACAACTAGTGCATCATATAATAAAAGTTTTGTAACAGCCTCAATATCTAGAATATGGCTACCAGCTTCGCTCGATATAACATCGCCATCAGCTGCAACTTCACAATCAATGACTGTGTGGTCAGGTAGTGTTCAAGAGTTTAGATACTGGTCAACCCCCTTACAAGATAGTATATTAGATAATCACGCACTAACTCCTACAAGTTTTCAAGGAAATTTAGTAGACACGCACACAGGTAGTACATCTAGCTTTTATACGTTAGCTTATCGATTACCATTAGGATCAGATAACAACAGAAAAAGCCTCGTAGAGTTTAGTGGCAACTTAAATACATACTTATCATCATCACATCCTAACCAAACAAAACAATTAACAGGCACTCTAGCATCTTTTTATTTTAGCTCTGGCTCTCCTTCACCTAGAAACTACCTACCAGAAACAGAGATACATTCCCTTGAATGGCCTGATTTAGGAGGTAATAGGAGTATTGGTAATAAGATTAGAATTGATAATACTTTTTTAGCAGGTGAAAATAATCAGCTATATAGAAATACTAGTGTTTTAAGAGCCTCTTCAGATAATCAACCAATTGATAGTTCTCGATTAGGCATATACCTATCGCCAACAAATGAAACAAATCAAGACATTGCAGAGCAGTTTGGTGGTCTAAGTATCGATGATTTTATTGGAAACCCTTCTAACTTAGATGATGATAGTTACCCAGATTTAGAACTTTTACAAAGAGAGTATTTTAAAAAATATAGTAGAAAAGGAGCAGTTCAAAACTACATAAAGTTGCTTAGATACTATGATGCTGCTTTATTTAAAATGATCAAGCGTTTTGTTCCATATAGAGCAAATACACAAGTTGGTTTAGTAATAGAACCACACATTTTACATAGAAGTAAAGTATCAACAAAAGCACCTACTTTTGAGGATTTAACCTATACTGGCTCGCTAGATATAGGACCAGAGACTTTTATTAATGTAGGTGGGTTTGTTCAAGATGGTGATGGTGAACCATTCCGTAATATGGAAGGTTATGTTCAAGAGGGTAAAATTGGTGGGGATGAGAGTTACTATATTAATATAAGTGGTGAAGCTGAACAAGTGCTTCAATTAACAGATGTTGATGGAATTGACTTGTTACCAGTACTGGATGATGTGAAATATGATATGGTTGTTATTGATGGAACGTCAGTACCAACTAAACCAAGTTTAACTGGAGATACTAATACTACGCTTAAATACTATCAAGATTATAGTAATGGTACTTTGTTATCACACTCAAAATCGGAAGGAATAAATGGCACTGTGGATTTAGCATTAACCGCTTATGGAAGAGATACTAGAGTGCAAGGTTCACAATATATATTCATGTCTTACATGCAGAGTGGTAGTGGTGCAACAATATCGGCTCCATACTTGTTTACTAGTAGTAGATATGATTACCACGAATGTTTACCACCAGTAATTCAAACAAGTAGGTATAGTGAAATATCAAACGTAAGTGCAAACATTTATGATATGGATATTTATGGTGGTAGAGCCTTCACTGATGAAACAGCTTGGGGTTTTGGTGCAACATCTAACACAACAACACTCTATACGTCGTCTGAAGCATTACAAACAAATAACTGGACAGTTAACTATGGTTTAGATATCGTATCACTCTACATCGGAACAACTTTACAATCTACACCACTAAACACACAAGCTTACTGGTTCCTTCGAAGTAATTCTGTAGCTGCAAATGACTGGGGTCTAGGATTTGGTACCACTATACAATCACAATACACAGCATCTATAAGAGTACCAGCATTCTTTTACAAAGCTGACGATCCAAGTACTTGGAATTACTTATACGAAGTAACAATAGCAGTTAATGAAGATGTTTCGTATCCAAATATATTAGAATTACATTATGGAGATCTTGATTGTGGAGTAACTTCATCTATTACACCAACAACTACGCTAACAACTAACACTTTTATTACTAAAGCTACTGGCACTTGGTTGGGATTGAGGTTATATGCAAATACTAATGGTTATCCTCAAACTAATACCTATATACCAAAATTACAAGTAAAATGTTTAAATTATCGAGCAGATGTACAAGATTTTCATTTACGAGATAGTTATGGTATGAGGAATGCTCGATACGATGGTTGCAAGCTAACTTCGACTGATTGGAATATTGATAGTCCAGATACTACAGATGGAGGTCCAGTGGTAACAGTCACAGTAGGAGGTGGAAAACAGCTATCTGTTGAACCAAGTGTAAGAGGTACTTTCAGAACAATATAGGATTTATAAAACCTAGCATATTTATATAAAATAACTAACAATAAAAACTAAACAAATTGGGATACTTAGATAATTCAACCGTCACAGTAGATGCGATCTTAACAAATAAGGGTCGTGAAATACTAGCATCAGGTGGAAGACTGAACATTACAAAATTTGCGTTATCAGATGATGAGATTGATTATGATCTTTGGAATCCGCAACACACATTAGGAACAAATTATTATGGAGCTGTAATTGAAAACATGCCTATAATAGAAGCGTTACCAGACGAAACTCAAATGCTACGCTACAAACTAGTAACATTACCAAAAGATGTTATAGGTATTCCTGTTATTAGTGTAACACCAGCATCAATTAGCTTTACGTCACTTAAACAGGAACTAACAGTAACTCCGAGTACGTTAAACTTAGCAGGAGGAAATAGTGCATTAGGATATACAGCAATCTTATCAGACGATACTGTGGCTACTCTAGAAGTTGCTCCAGATGGTGGTATTATGAGTACATCTCCAGTTAGTGGACGAAATGCAATAGGTGATGTACAATCGACTAATCAATTAATTGCAGCAGAAGCAAATGCAACTGGTGTAACTAGCTTCTTAGATGATGAAGTTACAAGCGTAACAACAGCTGGTAAAACAATTATTAGAACTGGTACTAAGTTTATTATTAGACCAAAATTACAAGCAAATACAACAACAATTCAGCGTGCATTGTTAACAATTATCGGAAATGAGACTGGTGGATTTAAGACAATCTCTGTAACTGTAGATCCAAGCGGATTTGCTACACAAGACATTGGATCAGGTTTAGTTAACCAAACTCAATAAATAGAATAAAATGGCAGAAATATATAAACTTTTTACGCAAGACGACATTGTACCTGGAGATATCCAAACAGTCTCTCAACCAATTTGGTCTGAAAACATGAATCCTTACTCCCAGTCGTTTACTTCTGGGATTGGCTTCTTTACATCGTCAACTCAACTATCACAATCAGGTGATTACTACGTTAATGTATATCATAGAGATCCAGAAACTTCAGTAAATGCAGCTATACAGTTTGCAGTTGCTTATGGCAATATTAATGGTAGTGGATCAAAAGGTGATCCAAACTTAGCAAGTGGCACTGGTATTAATGATACTCCTTCAAGAGCTATCTACTCACAATACCGTAATATGCTACTACCTCCAACAGACACTAAGTTTACCACTACAACAAGTGGTACATCTGTTGATGCAAATGAAATTGTTGTTATCAATATTGCTAGAGCTCGTTTCCGTCAAAAAGTAGATCCAGGAAACTGGGAATTAAGACTTGGTTCTGGATCATCTGCAGAGCAAGCTGCAAACAGAATGACTGGATCGTATCTATCATTTATTGATGGAAGTGGTGCAGGTGAAAGTGCAACAGTAAATGCAGCTGGTCGTGTGTTTGGTATTTATAGTGGATCAGGTGGTGTAACAGCATCTAGTCTTCAATATGGTTTATTTTATCCGGATCAAGGAGTATTATTATTTGATGCAGGTAAGTTGAGAGCAGGTGGTGCAACTGGATGTGGAATGCCATTCAATTCAGCTTCAGCAATTCAAGCTCGTAATCACGTAACAATGTCAGCTCGTATTTCAGCATCTAGTTATTTCATGGCTAGAAGTGAAGAAAAAGTAACATCAACTCATTACTTTGTTCGTATAACAAACAAACAATTTAACTTTTCAAATAATCCAACTTTTGTAACTGGTAGTACTGGTACATTAGCTTACTCCAGCATGCTACGTAATCCTAGTGTTTACATTACCACAATTGGTATGTATGACGGTAGAAACCGTCTAGTAGCAGTTGCTAAGTTAAGTAAACCATTATTGAAATCTTTCAATCGTGAGGCACTTGTGAAAGTGAAACTTGACTATTAGAAATTATTAAAAATATAACCTCCCTCTGGATAGTATCCTTAGGCCTGAAACCCCCCTTTAAGAGGAGGGTTTCTTCTTTTCAATATATTTATACTAAATGGCAGGAATATTTAAAAGTTTGGATAAGTCGGATGTGCGAATAACACCATTCCGTGCACACAAGTTATGGTCTGATACTATTGTAAACAATCTTAGCGGATCAATATACACAATATACAAAGCAAATTACAATCCAATCCCTAGTCACCTAGATATAAATCCATTACGAGATGTGTTTGATCAGGGTAATCCACACTACCAATACACAGAACCAACCACAGCTAATGGAAAGTTTCAAAGAGTTGTTCATAGATCAATCGATCATTTATATTATCGTGATTTTTTAACAAACAATAAAGCCTCTTTTGGTAGTGGTAACATAAATAGACAAACGAGGTTTTTAGAAGATCAAGCTCTAGTAATTAGTATGCCACAATCTAAATTTGGAGAAGCAATTCTTCCAGGTTCTGTGAAAGTTGTGGTGGATTATGCTATTAATGATCCACTGAATCCAGGTAATTCACTAACTGGATCATATAATCTTGTAGACGATTCTTATGGTAATTTGATTGTATCGGGAACCTATTATGGTCCGGTAGGTTATGGTATTACAACAACAGGTTCAGTAACAAAAGCAGTGGCAGGTGAATGGCCTTTAGAAGATTTATATAAGTATGTTAATATTGGAGCAACTTCTTTTACAAGTAGCTTTAATAAAGGTACTTGGTGTATGGAATCTATATATAATAATGTTTCTATAGGTTATTTAACTAGCTCTACTTACCCATCTAGTAGTGATATGCTTGGAGCTGTAATGACTTTTACTAGTAGCTTAAGTTCTAGTATTGTAATTAAACCAAACGTATCAACAGACTATGCTCAAAAATATAATTTTGAAAATGGTGATTTTAGTATTAGTATGATGGTTAGACCAACAAGCTACGCTACACATCCCTCAGGATCAATATTAATATCAAAACAAGGACCAGTTGAACAATTAAGAGTTGACGAAAATGGTAACATATACTCACAAACAATTCCAAATAAATCACCATACAGATTATCATTAAAGCAGGGTGACAACATTCTTTTATTTGAGAAAGATGGTGGAAATAATAATAAATTTCAACTACAAAGTCCAGTTCCTTTAGATATTGATAATTTGTATCATGTGGTAATAAAGAAATCAGGCTCTGTAGTGGAGATGATTGTGTCAGACGATTTAACGTTCTATGATTCGATATCTGGAACAATTGCATTAGACGAAAAGGATTGCTCTAACTTATCAAATATCTATATTGGAAACTCCTATAAAGGAGATCAAGGATTTGATGGTGTTATTGATAATGTAAAAATTTATAGACAAGCATTATCAATAGAAATCACTGCATACGATAGTGATGTAAGAAACCTATACGTAACACAAGGTGTAGGAAATACATATATGGGTAATGTCTTCTATAATCATGGAATGATTGTATTGACAGCTGTACCTACAAGATTTTTCGACATAACATCAGTAGAATGTAGAGGAACGCACACAATATACGAAAATGAGATATCCTGCACAATTAATCCAGGAGACTTTCAAATGAGTAATAATCCATCATTGCAGAGATATGATTCGGTAAGAGGCGATTACGTATTCCAATCTTACGTTTCGAGTTCAGATTTTAAACCATACGTTACGACAGTAGGTTTATATGATGATAGTGGAAACTTATTAGTTGTAGGAAAATTATCACAACCAATACAAACACCAAACAATACAGATACGACCTTCATTGTGCGTTATGATAAATAAAACAAGTTATGGCAAAAAAGAAATACACAAAACGTGAAGCTGCTACTAAACATGGTTATAGAAGTGGCTTAGAGTTGGATTTAGATGAAAGTTTAAAGCAAGTAGGTATTGATGGTCAGTACGAGCAACATAAAATCAAATACATTATTCCAGCTACTAACCACATATACACTCCCGACTTTAAACTTCCTAATGGAATTTTTGTAGAAACTAAGGGAAGATTCTTGCTAGATGATAGAAAAAAGCATATATTAATAAAAGAGCAGCATCCAGAGTTGGATATACGTTTTGTATTTCAAAACTCAAAAGGTAAGATTCGTAAAGGATCAAA